CAAATATCAAAAAGGTTTAATGTGCATGATCCAAGCGACAGCTTATTCGGTGTATATTGGTTAAATGGAAAAGAAAAAGCTTTTACTGATGCACAAATTATAAGAGATGAACAAGCAACGCCAAGCTTACATTAATATAAAAAGCCTGTATTATTTGCGGGCTTTTATTACGTTTAATGGGTGGGTTTAATCTTATATTATCACTAGCAAACAGTAGTTGAAGAAAATATATTATTATTATTTATCTCTGATAAATAATAATAATATATTTTTAAACTGTCAAGTATTTTGGATATAATTAAATTAAAACTTACCAAAAAGAAGTAATGATGAATTAAACCTATGTTCCATGTGCTGGCTAATGCTTGCATTACATTTGCATTACATTTGTATTGCATTGCTAAACATGAGCAAGGATAAGCAAGCGTTGGAATGATATTGTTAAGCGTGGGTAAGCATTGTTAAGCGTGGGTTGAATATAGGTGAGATAAGACGTGGAAAGCATACAGACACCAAAGCGCGGGCGTGTGCGTGTATTACCAGGTTGTAATATTGTCAATTAGTTTCGGATAATCCGAACGATGCATAGCTCATATCAGACATATATTAGGCATTATCTAGCTAAGTGTTTGTTTTTGCTTAACTAATGCCATTCAAGCTGCTTAAAGTCCGATAATGTATATTATGTTAACTTTCAGTTTATTAAAACTAAACGATTAATTAGCGCTGGCAATATATGAATTTACCCCCCCCGTCTCGCAATATTTTACCCACTACTATTATTATTACCCTCTCACACACAAGCCCACCCCCCCCGTAACCCCTTGCATTATACCCCCATCCTGTCGTAAAATTTTGAAAAATTGGAGTATAGCAATGGCAGGTAGACCATTACGCAAGCGTATATTGAATGAGATACAGCAGAAGGGCGGGGCAGATTACTTGTTTGAAGAGATTGCATCAGGTAATACAATAACCCAACTTGCGAAAGACTTTGGGTGCAACAGGCAATACCTAAGTACGACAATAAATAATGTTCCAGAGTATTCGCAAGCTTTAGCCAAAGCCAGGCAAGAGGCAGCTGATGCCCTCGTAGAACAAGGTCTAACAATGGTAGATGAGCTTGATGGTGGCAGTTCTAGCAGTGAGATAGCCGCCACACGCGAAAAGGTACAGTGGCGTAAATTTATGGCAGGCTCGTATAACCAAGAGCGATACGGCAATAGACCCCAGACAAACGTGACTATATCTGTGGGTGACATGCATTTAGACGCGCTACGCAAAGTCAATTCCGATTTGGCGGCAATAGACCGCGAAGATCGTGAGCGTGAAGCAAAAACGATTGACGCAGATTATGAGGATGTATCCGATGAGTAATAACCCATTACAAGAGTTTGTCCTACGTTATCGAGACGACCCAGTGTTATTCGTCAAAGAGGTGTTAGGCGCTACACCATATGATTACCAAGCCGAATTTCTGGAGGCCATAGCAAATGGTGAGCGTAAGATGTCAGTACGATCAGGACATGGGACAGGTAAGTCTACGTCTGCATCATGGGCAATGTTATGGTACGTGTTGTTACGTTTTCCTAATAAGGTTGTTGTAACTGCCCCCACGTCGAGCCAATTGTTTGACGCATTGTTTGCTGAATTAAAACGATGGATAAATGAATTACCGCCTAATCTACAGCAATTGCTAAATGTAAAGTCAGACCGCGTTGAACTAACCGCAGCCGCGTCTGAAGCGTTTATTTCTGCTAGAACTTCTCGCGCCGAGACGCCAGAAGCCCTAGCTGGTGTTCACTCCGAGAATGTGTTGTTGGTGGTAGATGAAGCGTCAGGTGTGCCAGAAAAAGTGTTTGAAGCTGCGGCTGGGTCAATGTCAGGCCATAATGCAACTACGTTACTTTTATCTAACCCCACACGTTCATCAGGTACGTTTTATGAAAGCCAAACACGTATGGCTAAATCTTGGTGGACGCGCAGATGGTCATGCGTGGATAGCCCACTTGTGTCAGATGAGTTTGTTGATGAAATGCGTGAGCGTTATGGTGAGGATAGTAATGCGTTTCGCATACGTGTATTAGGTGAGTTTCCATTAGCAGATGATGATACGATTATTCCATTTCATATTGCAGAAAGCGCAATACATCGTGATATTGAACTAATTGAAGATGTAAGACCTATTTGGGGCTTAGATGTTGCGCGATTTGGTACGGATAAGACTGCGTTGTGTAAGCGATATGGTAGCGTTGTAACTGATATACAGTCATGGCAAGGCTTAGACTTAATGCAAACTGTGGGTAGAGTTATGGCAGAATATGAGGGATTATCCCCTAGCCTACGCCCTAGCGAGATATTAGTCGATAGTATTGGCGTTGGCGGCGGTGTAGTTGATAGATTGCGTGAGTTAGGCGCGCCAGTACGTGGGGTAAATGTAAGTGAAGCCCCCGCTATGGGTCATACATATATGAATTTACGCAGCGAATTATGGTTTAAAACAAAAGGTTGGCTAGAAGATAGGTCATGCAAATTACCTAAAGATGACCAATTGCTGGCAGAATTAACTGCAATTAGGTATTCTTTTACCTCATCAGGTAAAATGAAGGCCGAAAGTAAAGATGAGATGCGTAAACGTGGGTTAAGATCACCTGATTTAGCAGATGCATTGTGTTTAACAATGGCTTCAGACGCTACAACAGCATTATCTGGGTCAATGTCCACATGGAAACAGCCAATTAAACGTAATTTAAAAGGTATTGCATGAAAAAAGCTGTATTTGATAAATTAAAACCAAGTATGAAAAATAAAATTATTACAAAGTGGATAAAATATTATGTTGGTCGCGGGCTAGATTTAAAAGATGCACAAAGTGCAGCATATTATAAAGCTGGTAAATGGAAGTTGTCAGATAGAATGCGTAAGGTTCTGGATAAAGTTGATGAATTGTGATAGCGTGTAACAAATATACCAAATAGGCTAGGAAAATGGCACAAAATAAATTTTTAAGTTTTTTAAACTCGTTAGATAAGGGTGCAAGCGATAGAAACAGCATTACCGAGTTTTTAGCAAACATTTTAACACCTGGCGACAATATGGAATATGTCGATGGGCAGTTATTAGGGTCTGGCGGTAAACCTGTTGAGAATATTGGTGACAGAACGTATTACGGCACGCTTGGACAAGCTAATTTTGCGGGTAATGACCCAGTTAAAGATGGTTTACTGTCAAAAATGACGTCTGCCCCACCAAAACTACGTCCATTAGGCTTGTTGAATAAAGGGCAACGTGATCCTGTTAATGATATGATGCCTGGCGAAAATACATTTGCTTATCAACGTGATCCTGTTAATGATATGATGCCTGGTGAAAGACAAATTCAATACCAGCGTGACCCTATCAACGATATAATGCCTGGTGAAAGACAAATTCAATACCAACCTGACCCTACAGGTGATATGATGCCTGGTGAGGGAGATTTTTCTTATGCTGTAGGCAGTGGACGCGGTAATGGCGCTATGGAACAACAAACCCGTGAAGCTCAAGTGGCATTTAACGATTATTTAAATACATTAGACCCAAATATGGTTGATACTGCAATAAATAACCCAGAAATCATGGATATTATAAGAAAAATGTTTTTTACAGCAAATCCTGGTTTAATTAGAGGAATGGGTGGGTATAACTAATGCCAATTACTACATATGCAGAATTAAAGACAAATATTGCAGATTTTCTTAACCGAGATGACCTAACATCTGTGTCTTCCACGTTTGTCTCACTTGCAGAAGCAGATTTAAACAGGCAAATCCGTCATTGGCGGCAAGAAAAGCGCAGCACGGCGTCAATTGACACGCAATATAGCGCAATACCCGCAGATATGCTCGAAGTTATACGATTTTACATCACAAGCGGAGATACACGCCCACTTGAGCTAATTTCGCAAGCAGAAATGCTTGATCGTAAGTTTAGAAACCTAAACACAAGCGGGCAACCGGCATATTACGCGGTTACAGCAGGTGAATTAGAGGTTTATCCAGTTCCAGATGGCACATACACGTCAGAATTGTATTATTTTGGTAAAACAGACGCATTATCTGATAGTAACACGTCAAACTGGATATTAGAGCATTACCCCGACGCATATTTGTATGGTTCACTCATACATTCTGCGCCATACCTAAAAGATGATGCTAGAATACAAGTATGGGCAGCTTTGTACCAAAATGCAATTGATGCTATAAATCGAGCAAGCGAAAAAGCTAAATTTGGCGGTTCTGGACGCCGTATGAAAATAAGGGCATATTAAAATGAGTTTTTCTAATACATTCGAGACAACAGTTCTAACGTGGGTGTTTACGACAGGTAGTGCAACACGCCCCACAGCGTGGCACATAGCATTATACACATCAGCCCCAAGTGATACAGGCGGTGGCACAGAAGTGTCTGGCGGTGGATATGGTCGTAAAGCTGTAACATTCACAGTTTCAGGAAATACAGCGTCAAATAACGCAGCTATCGAGTGGGATACAGCAACAGCATCATTTGGCACAGTTACACACGTAGGCGTGTTTGATGCTGCATCTGGTGGCAATTTAATTGCTTACGCTGCATTAACGACAAGCAAAACAATTGATACAGGTGATGTTTTCCGCTTACCATCAGGCGATCTTGATATTACCCTAGACTAATGGCTGAATATCGTAGTGGATATGGACGAAGCACATATGGCTCATATAATTTTGGGCTAGATGGCTTTGTCACGGATGGCGCTGGCGCAATTGTTACAGTTACGTCAACTGCTGCGGCTTCACTGCGTGTTAGGTTAAGCGCATCTGACATAATCACAGCATCCACGACTGCTACGCAAGCGCAAAGAGTACGTGAAGCATCTGCAAGTAGCACAACATCATCAACAACGTCTGGCTCTGCCCAGCGTGTG